TTGCTTGCTGCAATCTTGGGCGCAATCCCACAGATTCTCAACGCAGGGGTTAAACTCATAACGTCATTGGTTCAGGCGTTGCCAACGATTATCAAAAAGATAGTGGCGGCAATACCGAAAATCATCAATGCGATTTTGGATACACTCCTTGATGCATTGCCGAGCATCGTTGACGCGGGCATTACCTTAATCACGGCGCTTGTGGATGCATTGCCCGTTATTATTGAAACGATAGTGGAGGCAATCCCTCTTATTATCGAGAGCATCCTAACTGCAGTGCTTGAAGCTATTCCGCAGATTGTGGACGCAGGTCTTCAGCTTATCACGGCTCTTGTTGGCGCGCTTCCTGAAATCATCGAAACTATCGTAGCGGCAATACCCGAGATTATCAACGGTATCCTTACGGCAGTAATCGGAGCAATTCCTCTTCTTATCGATGCGGGCGTTCAGCTTATTACATCTTTGATTGGCGCACTTCCCGATATTGTACTGACGATTGTATCCGCAATTCCTGTTATTATCGAGGGTATTCTTGAAGCCGTAATCGGTGCAGTTCCGCTGATTATTGACGCAGGACTTACTCTTATAACGTCCCTGATAGGCGCATTGCCCGAAATCATATTCACGATTGTTAACGCAATCCCCGAGATTATCGTTGGCATTATTGACACCTTGCTCGGTATGATTCCTATGATTATCGAGTGCGGCATTGATTTGCTGACATCTCTGATTACGGAGCTTCCTACGATTATCGTAACGATTGTGGGGTGCTTGCCTGAGCTTATAAACGGCATTATCAACGGGCTTCTCGGCAGCATTGATAAGTTCATCGAAGCAGGTGTTGACCTCTTTATGAGCCTTATTACCAATCTGCCTGCCATCATTATCGAGCTTGTAAAGTCGATGCCGAAAATCATCACTTCCTTGGTAAGCGCACTTATGAACGGGCTTGGCTCTTTCGTAGAGGTAGGCGCAAACCTTGTAAGGGGCTTGTGGGAAGGCATCCAGAGCCTCGCCTCTTGGATTTGGGATAAGGTATCCTCTTGGGCTTCCGACCTTTGGGACGGCATCTGTGATTTCTTCGGCATTCATTCTCCCTCACGTAAAATGGCGTGGGTGGGCGATATGCTTATGACGGGACTTGCAGGTGGTATCGATGAAACCGCAGGTGAAGCAATCGATGCGGCAACGGATATGAGCAAAGACCTCAATGGAGTGTTTAATGACCTTTCCGCAGATCTGTCCACAACTCTGCCGAAGAATATCGACGTCAATGCGCATAGCACCATCACCGATGGTACGACGGGAGCTTCTGGTGGCTTTATTCTTCAACTTAACATTCAGAATTTCAATAACTATACGAGCGAGGATATCACCGAGTTGACCAATGAAATTATGGCAACGGCAGGTGCATACGCCCAAAGAAAAGGAGTGGTATTTGCATGAATTATTTTATTTATAACGGTATCAGTTCCAAGGATATGGGTGTCCGTATTAGCTCGAAAGATGTCTATTCCGCCCCCAAGTATGACCTTAAATTTCAGTCTATACCGGGGCGGGACGGAGACCTTATATCCCCAAACGGCAGATTCCCAAACACCATGGTTTCGTATACTTGCTTTATCCCGGCAAAAAGTATTCAAGAACTCTCCGACAAGGTAACGGCGGTCAAGTGTTGGCTTTATACCGAACCCGACCGCTATCACACTCTGTCGGATAGCTACGATACTTCATTTTTCCGCAAAGCCGTGTTCAATAACAAGCTCGACATTTCGGATGAAGTTAGTAAGATAGGGGTGTTTACTGTAAACTTTACTTGTCATCCTATGCGTTTTTCGCACACGGGTCAAGTCAAAAGCACTTTTACAACATCACCTTTTACTCTTACGAATCCGTATCCGTTTGCAGCAAAACCTTATTTGAAAATCAACGGCCGTGGCACGGGAACACTTACAATACAATCGACTTCAAGCAATAAAATATGGGAGTTTTCCACCCTGAACGGATATACCGAATGCGACTCAGAGCTTATGAATTTTTATCACGACACCGAGCCTAAAAACGATACTGTCAGCGGTGAGGGATTTCCTACTTTTGCACCCGGCAATAACACCATTGCCTTTGATGGTGGTATTACGAGCATTGAAGTCATCCCGAGGTGGAAATCTATATGATTCCTGTCCTCTATAAAGCAAATGCTACCAATTTCTCCACTTACGGAATCGGTACTCTTGCAGACACGATTTCTTGCCAAGTGACAGAGGAAAGGAACGGAAGCTATGAGTGCGTAATGAGCTATCCTATCACGGGACAGTTCTATTCTGAAATACAGAAGGAGCGCTTAATTAAAGCAAAACCGAACGATACGTCTGCGAACCAGATGTTCCGTATTTACAGAATTACAAAGCCTCTAAACGGCATTGTAAAAATATATGCGCAACACATATCTTACGACCTTACTTCTATTGCGACCACGCCTTGGAGTGTAGAAAATATTATGCCGCAAGTGGCACTCGATACAGTATTCGAGAAAGCACTGACTCCGCATAATTTTACATTCCATACCGACTACGAAAACAGCAAGCCTTTCTCGGTATCCAAGCCAAAGAGCATACGATCCGTGCTTGGTGGCGAGGAGGGTTCTCTTGTTAGCCTTTGGGGCGGTGAGTTCGAGTGGGACAACTACCGAGTCATTCACCATCAAGGGCGCGGTAAGTCGACGGGAGTGGTTATTGAATACGGCAAGAACCTCACTAGCCTTGAGCAAGATGCTGATATTTCAGGAGTTTATACGGACATTTTGCCGTATGCGGTAATGACCGATGAAAATGACAATGAAATCGTAATTACTCTTTCGGAGCAAGTTCTGTCTATCTCTAATAGCACTCTTGTTCAACGCAAAACTCTTATTAAAGACTTTACCGATTCCTTTGGGATGGATGAAGTTATTACCGAGGAGGCGCTTCGTTCAAAGGCCGAAACCTACCTCAAAAACAACCCTTTAGGTGTTGAAAATCCTACGATTAAGGTTTCTTTTGAACCCTTATGGAAACAACCCGAATATGCAGCGGTTTTAGAACGAGTTTCTCTTTGCGACCGCGTAACGATTAAGCACACAGACCTTGGCGTAAGTGCTACGGCAAAAGTCGTGACCACGGTTTATGACACTCTTGCCGAGCAATATGTGTCTATTACACTCGGCTCTGCCAAAAGCACCCTTGTTGACACAGTAACAAGCACGCAAAGCGCCGTGGAAAGTGCTGCTCAAAAGGTAGACCGCTTACCAAGCCTTATGACGTCTGCTATCAATAGCGCCACGAAGCTGATTACAGGACAGAGTGGTGGCTATGTAGTGCTGCGAGGAGATGACACGGGTCAGCCTTACGAGCTTCTTGTTATGGATGCGCCTACGATTGAAGCTGCTGTTAATATTTGGCGTTGGAATGTAGGAGGGCTTGGTTTTTCAAGTCACGGCTATAATGGTCCCTACGAAACGGCAATTACGGCAGACGGCGCAATCGTTGCGGATTTCATCACCTCCGGCACTTTAATCGCAAATATCATCAAGGCAGGAACGCTCTCTTCCCAAGACGGCTCTTCCTATTGGAATCTTGAAACGGGAGAGGTGGTGCTTCGCGCATATGCGACCACAGAATCGGTGGAAGAAGCAAATACCCGTATTGATGAAATCAACGAGCAAAAGATGTACCGCCTTGTGATTTCCTCTTCCAACGGAAACATCTTTAAAAACAATAATATCAACACCACCTTAACGGCTACCGTCTTTTCGTGGGATGAAAACATCACCGATACGCTTGACCCAAATCAGTTTATTTGGACGAGGGTTTCCGATGATGCCGAAGCCGACAAAGAGTGGAACGATAAGCATTATGGCGGTGCTAAATCCATCGACATAACCAAAGAGGACGTCAATATTCGAGCCACTTTCTTTTGTGACCTTATTGACACAACTACAAGAAAAAGCCTTCTCGGCTAATTTTTATAAAAAGGAGTTTTTATCATGAGTAAAGCACAAGGTCAGTTTACAATTATTGACTACAACGACGCCTTAACCCTTACGGGTTATATCGGCTCAAACCACGCAAAATCGCAGATGTTTAACCCCGATAACAACACTTACAATCCTAACTGGGCAAGCACAAACCTTGTGCTTACTCCGAGCTTGTATGTTATCGGTACGACTACCGACCAAATCACATCTGCGGCGGTTACTTCGGTTAAGTGGTATCAGGGGTCGTCTAACACCGCAATCACATCTTCTGGCAACTATGCGTTAAGTGGCGCAAAGAGCCATATTTTAACTGTCAAGGCCAACGTGATGGCGGGACTTCCCGGCATTGATTACCGCTGTGTTATTACCTACAAGGATGCCTCTACGGGTCTTTCAATTACGCATCCGCTTACGATTACCTTCTCACGCGTTGTTAACGGCGGCGGTATCGTAGACCTTCTTGTTACGACCCCTAACGGAAACGTATTCAAAAACACCGAGGTTGCCACCCTTACGGCAAAAGCAGAGCTTTGGAGAGGCTCTGTTGTTGATACTACCAATGTGTCCTATAAGTGGGCTATCCAAGACCCCTCGGTAACATCCTCCTCGTCTGCAGGATATGATGCAGGCTTCGGTGTTGGTTGGAGAAAACTTGCTGACACCACTGGTAAATACACGGGAACGACTACGGCAACGATTACGATTTATGCGGCAGCGGTTGATTCCTATGCAGTATTCAAGTGTATTGCAACAGACTCTGACTCTGCATCCAACACCTACAATAGCACCTTCACCGATGTTGCGACCTTTATCGACAACTCCGACCCCATTCAGGTAGTGATTACCTCCACGGGCGGAGACGTCTTTAAGAACGGACAGGGTTCGACAACTCTTACCGCAGTGGTATATCAGGCGGGTGCAGAAATCGATGCTGACGGCAAAGGCACTTATACTTGGACGAAGTACAACAAGGACGGCGCAATCGACACTTCTTGGGGTACAAGCGGTACAAAAACGGGCAAAACCCTCTCGGTATCCAACACCGACGTAACGACCAAAGCAACCTTTATGGTGGTCGTAACTATCTAAAACAAAGGAGGGGCGGATAATGAAGGCGCTAGCACAATTTACAATTCATTCTTTGAATGATGTAGTAGCCGCGACAACTGCGCCGTCAAGCCCTTACAAAGGTCAGTTGTGGGTGAATACGAGTTATTCGCCACCTCGGACTTTCGTTTATAATGGTTCGGCTTGGAGGGAGCAGAACGGCACAGACACCCTCCGTAGCAACATCTCAACTCTCACGACCAAGTCCAATACGATGCAAAGCAACCTCGATGGGCTGACAAGTACTGTTTCCGCAGTAACAACGAGAGTGGAGACGGTAGAAAACGACCTCGGAACTGTTGAAGAGGATATCCTTGATATTCAAACCGACGTATCCGAGCTTGCGCAAACGGCATCGAGTATTGCTTTGCGTGTAAGCGCAAACGAAAGTAACATTTCAGATCTTACCATAACTGCCTCGGGTCTTACAACGCGCGTCAGCACTGCCGAAGGAAATATTACAACACTAAAAACATCCGTCAGTGGTCTTACGACCCGTGTGTCCAATGCAGAAGGCGATATTTCCGCTTTGGAGCAAACGACATCAAGTCTATCTGCCACTGTTGCCACCAAGGCGAGTGCGGAAGGCGGTTCGACTTCTTCTTTCGGTTGGAAACTTACAAGTAGTGGTTTTTATCTCTATTCAAGCTCGGCAACCGTTATGAGTGTTACAAGTTCGGGGCTTTCGGTCAGTGGAAGTATAACGGCAACAAGTG